AAACAGGATCTGTAAATGTTTTGGTTGTAGAGAGAGGTGCAATAGGATCTGCTGCTACAAATCATAGTTCAGGTGATACAACTAGACTATTCTCTGGTGGTTATAATATTGTTGATAGTACGATTCATCTTACAGATCCACCAAAAGGAGATGCAAATGCAACACAAAAAACACAAGCAAATTTAGATTCTGTTAGATCTGCATTTAACGGAAGAGTATATTTAAGACAGGATTATAGTGATAATAGAGTATTTGATGACATTTCTGGTGGTTTTACAGGTATAGCTGCTACACACCCATTGAGAGTTGGTGGTGCAAGTACAATTGGTATTCAAACAGGAAGTAGTATTTTACTTCTAAATGGTATATTCCAAACTCCATCTACATTTAACAACTTAGGAAATAATTATGAGTTTTCTGAAATTGGTGGAGAGAGTAACGTAATATTTACTGGAATAACATCATCAAATGGTCAAAAAATTATTAGTGATACGGATGTAAATCAAAACCAACTTCCAAGAGGTGGTGTAATAGTATCACTTGGATCAACTGGTGGATTAGGTGTTGCAAACTTAGCACCAGCAAAAGTCAAAGCAACTACAAACGGAAGTGGATCAATTGTAGGGATTGTTGGTATCGCAACCACTGGTGGTGCATTTGGAATAAGCACAGCAAAATACAACCATTTAACAGGTCAACTTCAAGTTACAACTTCAAGCAATCATGGATTTAGAAATATCAATGAGTTTGTAAGATTAGATGGCATGGTATTCAATCCATCATTAACCATACCAAATGATAGAGATTTTAGTGTAACTGGAATATTATCAGCAACTACATTTACAACTGATATTGGTGTAGATTCACAAGCACATGCATATGTTGGTTCAGGAACTGCATTTGAGTATTTGGCAGATTTAACATTTGGATCTGGATATCGTAATCCTGTCTCCGTTGCTGTTACGGATTTATCTGGAAATGGAGCAAGTGCAGATATTACAGCAGAAGTTGTATCTAACACACATGTATTTGTAAGTGCAGCAACTAACGCTGTTACAGTCACTGGTGGATCTCCTCTTACTCCTACAGGTGCAACATATGATCCAGCAACTGGTAATTTAGTAATTACAAAAGCATCACATGGTTTAACTGTAAGTAATACAGTTGGTCTTGCAACAAATTCATTTGTATTCAGATGTGCACAAGATAATTTCTCAACTGATCACTCATACCCACGTTCTGGTCCTACTCCAAGTTCGGCAGGGGGAGACCCAGCGCATAATGCAACATTAGCAATCACAGCAGTTACAACTAATACCTTTACAGTAAATGTTGGTATTACAAATACAGGAACAGGTGGTGCACTTAAATTTAATATTAATAATGCAGGTACTGGTTATACACAACCACAAATACAGGTTTCTTCACCATCTTATGAAAATCTACCAATTGTTGGAGTTTCGAGAAGAGGTATTGGTGCAACAACTGATACTGGAACAGGTGTTACCGTAGATATTGAAGTAGGAGCTGCTGATACCTCAGTTGGTATAGGTTCAACATCATATGAAGTAGTTAACTTCAAATTAAATAATAATGGATATAACTTTAAATTAGGTGATGTATTCAAACCTGTTGGATTAGTTACTGATAGATTCCTAAACACTTCATCACTAATAAATGATTTTGAATTAACAGTAACTGAAGTATTCAGTGATCAATATTCATCTTGGAACTTTGGTCAATTTGATTTTATTGATTCTATAAAAGATTTACAAGATGGTCAAAGAGTTAGATTCCCAATATTCTATAATGCAAGTTTATTAAGTTTTGAAGTAGATCCAGACAATCCAGATTCATCACTTATTGATCTTGATGCTCTGTTACTCATATTTGTAAATGGAGTAATTCAAGAACCAGGTAAGTCTTATACATTTGATGGTGGTTCATCATTTGAATTCATACAAGCACCAGATCCAAATGATGTTATTGATATATTCTTCTACAAAGGAACAACTGGTGTTGATTCAATTCAAGTTTCTGCGGGTGCGTCAATAGCACCTACTATAAAAACAGGTGATGTTGTTCAGTTAAATAAAATTGGTGTAACAACAGCACAAGATCCAAGAACCATATTTAATATCATAGCATCTGATGAAGTAGAAACTAACCTTTATACAGGGTTGGGTGTTAATGAGACAACATACAAACCATTTAATTGGATAAAACAGAAGATAGACAAAAAGGTAAATGGTGAAATAGTATCTAAATCAAGAGACTCTATTGAATCACAGGTATATCCAACTGGTAAAATTATTGACGATATTTTAACAACTGATAATGAATTGTTTGTTGATAATGCAAAATTCTTTAACTATGAAGAAGACTTCTCTGCTTTAACTAACATTGTAGTTGGAGGACTGATAGTTGGATCAACAAATCCTGTTGCTGCTGGATTTACTGCTGTTGTTTCAGCTGCTGGCACAGTATCACTTTCTATCACAAATGGTGGTAGTGGATACGTAGGTTCCACAACATCTATCTCAATATCTGCTCCTCATTCCATAGGAGTTGGTGTTGGAGCAACTGCAACTGCAACTGCAACAATTACTAATGGAGTGATAACAGGAACAACAATAACAAATCCTGGTTTTGGATATACTAATGTTGCTGTTCCACAAGTTCTAGCACCACTTCCTAATGCAATCAAAGAAGATATTGATGCCATTACCACTATTCAAGGATTTGATGGTGCTATTACAGGTATTGGTGTTACTGGTGGAATTGGACACCCAACAGCACTTAAATTTAATATAAGTGCTGATTTAACAAATAATCCAAATTCAGTTCTTACTGATCTGAAAGTTGGTTATCCTATATACATATTTGGAACACAAGTTGGACATGGTGTTACCTCAGTTGTGAGTGATAACTCTACCGTTGTTGCAACTGGAACTACATGTGTTGATAATATCTACTTTATAAATGCCTATAATTCTGGTGTTGGTATTATTACATGCAATATAATGAGTGGTGTTAACACCACTGGTATAGAGACCTCTGGTTCAACAATCGGTGGTTTCTCTTGGGGAAGACTTTCTGGATTTACCAGAGGTACAAACCCAGTATCAATAGGTGTTACTGGATTAACAATAGACTCTGGATTAACAACTTACCCATCTATCCAGAGAAGAGATTTTGGTCTTAGGGACAATGGTTCACTAAGAAAGGATCTTGGGTAGTATAAATATAGAAAAAAGCTAATGATATGGCTGCAATTGTAACAGATCAATTTAGAATTCTAAATGCAAATAACTTTGTAGAGACAGTGGATGACTCTGCAAATTCTTACTATATTACATTAGGTCTAGCTAATCCAACACTTGCAGTTGGTTTTGGTAGAACTACTACATGGAATACTGATACACCTAATCCAACGGATAATTTCAATTATATAGATCATTCTGGAGATACTCAAATATTTGGTAAAAAGGTCACTAGTGCAAATATAAGAAGATTAATAACAAGAAGAGACTGGACTCAGGGAACAAGATATGAGATGTATCGTCATGACTATAGTGTGACAAATCCTTCACCAGTTACAAACTCAACAAGATTATATGATTCAAGTTATTACGTAATTAATAAGAACTTTGATGTTTATGTTTGTATTGATAATGGTTCCTCTGGTATTAGTTCAACTGGAAATGCATCACAAGATGAACCACTATTTACCGATTTAGAACCATCAAGAGCAGGTGAAAGTGGTGATGGATATATTTGGAAGTATCTATTTACCGTTCCACCAAGTGATATTATAAAATTTGATTCAACAGAATACATTTCAGTTCCTAGCAACTGGCCAACTTCTTCTGAAACTCAAATTCAATCCGTGCGAGAGAATGGTGATTCTACTATAAACAACAATCAAATTAAAAAAGTTTATATTGATAAATTAGGTTTTGGATATTCTCAAAACATTGTGGGTAGAGAAGTTGACATTGTTGGAGATGGAACAGGTGGAAAAGTTATTATTGACACGGACAGTAATGGTAGAATAATAAAAACTGTTGTTTCATCTGGTGGTCAAGGTTATACTTATGGAATGGTAGACTTAGGACCTCTTGGAAACTCTGGTGTGTCTGTTGGTAATTTTGCTAAACTAATACCAATTATCCCACCATCAAGAGGTCATGGGTTTGATTTGTATAAAGAATTGGGAACTGATAAAATTTTAGTTTATGCAAGATTTGACGACTCAACAAAAGATTTTCCAACTGACACTAAATTTGCACAAATTAGTGTAATTAAAAATCCAACATCTATTGGATCTACATCTGTTTTTACTGCAAATGATTTTTCATCAGTTAATGCAATAAAGATTGTTTCACCAACTGGAACTCCAACTATAGGAGAAAAAATTAAACAAACTGTGACTGGTGGAACAGCAGAGGGGTATATTGTTTCTTATGACACTGACACTAATGTAATTAAATACTATCAGGATAGATCATTATTTTTTAACCAAACTACTTCTGATCAAACTGATTATGTTGGAATTACAACTGGGTCAAAGGTTTTAGAGTTTGAATCTTCAGCAGAAAGTATAATTGCACCTACAAGTGGATTTAGTGCTACTGTAGATCAAAACTTTACTGGAATAAGCACAAACCCATCTGGTAATAAGGTTATTTCATTGGGAGTAAACTTCACAAATGGTCTTGCATCTCCTGAGATAAATAAAAAGTCGGGTGAAATAATTTACTTGGACAACCGACCACTGGTGACTAGAAACGCTAGACAGAAGGAAGACATTAAAATCATTTTGGAATTTTAAAAAATGCCACAAAAAACGAATTTAAATATAAGTCCTTATTATGATGATTTTGATAAGGAAGATAAGTTTTACAAAGTTCTGTTTAAACCAGGATTCCCTGTTCAAGCAAGAGAATTAACAACTCTACAATCTTCCTTACAGAATCAAATTGAATCATTTGGTAGTCACATCTTTAAAGATGGGTCTATGGTGATACCTGGTAATATAAATTTTGACCAACAATATCATTCAGTAAGAATATTAGATACTCATTTAGGTATACCAGTAACTTTGTATTTGGATCAACTTATAGGTTTGAGGTTGAAGGGACAAACTTCTGGTATTGTTTTAACAATTGATAGTTATGAATTAGCTGGAACTAATACTCAGGTGGACGATTTAACAATATATGTTAAATATTTACAGTCAGGAGATAATAATGAAATATCAAATTTAGATGATGGGGAGCAGTTAATTGTTCAAGAATCATTTGTTTATGGAAACACTGCAATTAATGAGGGTGAAACAGTATTAACATTAGTAGATAGTAACGCTTCTGCTATTGGATCTGCGGTTGGTATATCTTCTGGAACATATTTTATTAGAGGAACTTTTGTAGATGTATCTACAGATAAAATTGTTTTAGATCCATATTCAAATTTACCATCATATAGGGTTGGTTTAAATATAGACGAACAATTAATTACTGCTAAAAATGATGATTCTCTTTATGATAATGCAAGAGGATTTTCAAACTTTGCTGCACCAGGTGCTGACAGATTAAAGATAACCACAACTTTAGCTAAAAAAAGTCTAACAGACTTCAATGATACAAACTTTATAGAACTATTAAGGTTAGATGAAGGAGAAATCAAAAAGATTGTTAAAAAATCAGATTATTCATTAATAAGAGATTATTTTGCAGAAAGAACATTTGATGAATCTGGAAATTACTCGGTAGAACCTTTTGATGTCCAAGTATTTAATTCATTGAATGATGGCATATCTAATGAAGGTATTTTTAGATCAAATGAGGTAACGGATGAACAAAATACACCTTCAGATGATTTAATGTGTGTAAAAATATCTTCTGGAAAAGCTTACGTTAAAGGTTATGATATTAGTTTAAGTGGAACATCAATAATAGATGTAGACAAACCAAGAGATAAACAAACAGTAGATTCATCATTAGTTCCATATCAAATGGGAACTATATTAAGAGTAAATAATGTTTTTGGTGTTCCTGTACAGAATATTAATTATGATACACAAGTAGTTGAATTTTATAACCAGAGAACTAACTCAAATACTGCTGGAACAGGTGAATTAGTAGGAAGAGCTAGAGTTTATTCATTTGCTGTTTCTAATTCATCTTATGTTGGGGATACAAGTATATGGGATTTGCATTTATTTGATATGCAAACATTTACTCGTTTAGAACTTAATCAAGCAGTAAGTAATGCGGAACTTCCTGATACTTCATTTGTAAGAGGTTTAAGTAGTGGTGCAACTGGATATGCAACAGCAGCAGGTGGTGCGAGCACGGTTATAAAACTAACCCAAGTCACTGGTGTATTCGTTGCAGGTGAACAGATAATAATTAACGAAGATCCAGAAATACCAAGATCAATAAGAACTGTTAGAACTTTTGGAATACAGGATATTAAATCAGTTTATCAGGATACATCTTCTGTGTCTGGATATGCCTCTGATTTTGTTGCAGATACAGTTTTACAAAGTAAAGTACCAACTGGTTTCAGTATTACTGATAATTTAAACATAAATGCCGCTGGTATTGCAACATGTGCAGGTAGAAGTTTTACTGGTATAAAGACAGATACTATTGTTAGATATCAATTAACTGGTGAGGTAACAGAGAGATTCAACAGAGTTACAAGTGTATCCTCAGATGGTCTTTCTCTAACTCTTGCTGCTGTCAATAATGTTACAGGTGTATGTAATGGTGCTTTACCAACTGGTCAATCAGTTGCACCTACGTTTAGATTTGGTGTACCTAACATAAATCTAAATGAAAATAAAGGATTATATGCCGAACTAGGTAATCAAAATGTATCTGATATTAATTTATCAACTGCTAATTTAATTGTTGGTACAAACATAACAGGAGAAACTACAGACGGATCTGGTATCTTATCATTTGATTTAGCTGCTAGTGGTATTTCAAGTGCATTTTATGAAGGTTTTGATGCTGAAAGATATTCTATTCATTATTCAAATGGAACTATTGCAGATTTAACAGCAGATCAATTCGTTTTAGGTGCGAATGGTCAGTCTGTTACTATTAATGGATTATTAGCTAACCAATCAAACGTTGTTGTAAGCACTACACTTAAAAAACAGGGATTAAAGAGTAAGCAAAAAAATTATATTAGAAGTGAAAAAATAGAAATTCTGAAAACTGCTGTTGGTATTAATACATCCTTATCAGGAATGGATAAAGCTACTGGTTATGGTTTAAGGGTGGAAGATAGGGAAATATCATTGAATGTTCCTGATGTAGTAAAAATTGTAGGAATATTTGAGTCAATAAACACTGATTCACCAACACTTGATAGATTAACATTCCCTAGTGGTTTAAATTTAGATACAGCAGCAATAGTAGGTGAAAAAATTATAGGTAATGATAGTGATGCTGTTGCACAAATAACTGGTTTAATATCTGCAACTGAAGTTGAGATAGCATATCTCACCCCAACCAAGTTTACAATTGGTGAGGTTTGTAATTTTGACGAATCAAATATATCTACAACATTACAACTTATAACAGTTGGAAATTATTTGAACATTACAAATAGGTATGAACTTGATAAGGGTCAAAGAGAACAATTCTATGATTATTCTCGAATTGTAAGGAGAGTTAATTTTCCACCTGCAACTAGAAAAGTTTTAATTGTATTTGATAAGTATGTATTACCTAGTAATGATAGTGGAGATTTTTACACGGTTGCATCATATGATGAAGAAAGATTTTCAAATGATATTCCATTATTAAAAGGTGGTAGTGTAAGGGCAACTGATACTATTGATTTTAGACCAAGAGTTTCTACTTTCACTGGTGCTGAATCTCCATTTGCATTCCAAAATAGAACTTTTGCGAGTACTTTCAATCCATCATTTATTGTGACTCCGAATGAAAGTTCAATAGTTGGATATAATTTCTACTTACCTAGAAATGATAGAGTTGTTTTAGATACTTTAGGAAATCTATCAGTAATTAAAGGAACATCTTCAACTAATCCAGTAACTCCTGTAGTGACTGAAAATGCAATGGATGTTGCAACCATACAGTTACCTGCATATCTTTATAATCCTGATGATGCAATTGTAAGGGTTACTGATAATGTCAGATATACTATGAAAGATATTGGTAGACTTGAAGATAGGATAGAATCCTTAGAGGAAACAACCTCATTAAGTTTATTAGAACTAGATACAAAAACTTTACAAGTTCAGGATTTTGATGGTTTATCAAGATTTAAAACTGGATTCTTTGTTGATGATTTTAAAAATACAGATTTCTTAGATAGTAGTGATCCAGATTGTAAAGTATCAGTTGATTCTGATAATAGGCAGTTACTTGTCCCTTCAAATTTCTGGTCTATGAAACCAGAATTAGCATTAGATTTAACAACTAATGTTGATACGGCAGATTTCTCTCAAGATTTGGAGTTATTGGATACTAATGTCCAAAAAACTGGTAATATGATCACACTAGCTTATGAAGAGGTTGATTATATAAACCAACCATTAGCATCCAGAGTTGAGAATGTTAACCCATTTAACATGGTTGAATTTATTGGTAATATTCAATTACAACCATTTTCTGATAGTTGGGTTAGAACTATAGAAGTTGATGGTGGTATCGTAAGAGTAACACGAGGAAGAAGAACTCGACTCAGTGCTTTTGGAGCATTTGCTGGTGCTACAGGTGCAGCTGTTGGAGGAGCTACTCCTTTATTAGCGGCACTTCCAATTTTTGGTTTAGCTGGTGCAATAGTTGGTGGTATACTTGGTGGTTTATTTGGTCGAAGAAGAAGAGTTACAACAACAAGAGAAAGGGTATTAACAAGTCAGGAACCTGATCCTCATATCAGATCTAGAAACGTTGCTTTTACAGCAAACGGATTAAGACCTCTTGCTAGATTCTACCCATTTTTTGATAGTATTAGTGGAATTGATATTGTTCCAAAACTTCTTGAAATTTCAATGGTAAATGGAATATTCCAAAAAGGTGAAACTGTAGAAGCTTATGATTCCACTGGTGAACAAGTTGCAATATTCAGAATTGCTCAACCAGATCATAAGTTAGGAGACATAAATTCTCCCGAAGAAACATTTAATGCAAATCCATATAATACATCAGTATCACTTGGTTCTGTATATTCAGCATCAACAAGTGTTTTAAATATTGATGTATTATCAATGGCAGATGAAGCACAAGGAAAATACTTTGGATATATTCCAACTGGGGATGTAACTTTATTGGGTCAAAGTAGTGGTGCACAAGCAAGTGTATCAAATGTAAGATTAGTTGCTGATACATTTGGAGATCTTTACGGATCATTCTTCATTAGAAACCCATTAACAACTCCACCACCACCATTAAGATTCAGAACAGGAGTTAGTTCATTTAAATTAACTTCAAGTTCAACAAATGCAGAACCATTACCTGGTAGTTTATTAATAAGTTCTGGTGAGACTACTTACAGAACAGAAGGTAGAATAGACACATTTACATCTACTATTGTTCAAACTGTTAGACGAAGAAGACGTAGGTTTGATCCACTTGCTCAATCATTTACAACTGATGAAACTGGAGCATTTATAACTGCTGTTGATTTATTCTTTGGCAGTAAAGATCCAGAGCAAAAGTTAACAGTTGAATTAAGAACAATGGAATTGGGAATTCCAACAAATCAAGTTGTTCAGGATTATGCTCGTGCTGTTGTTAATCCAAGTGATATTAATATATCAAATAATGCTGAAATACCAACAAGAATCAAATTTCCATCTCCTGTTTATCTTGAACCTGAGACAGAATATGCACTTGTATTACTAGCACCTACAACAAATCTATACGAAGCGTGGATCGCTCAGATGGGTGAAAGAACTGTAAATACTCAGAGTTTACCTGATGCCGAATCCGTTGTAGTTACTCGTCAGTACGTTGGTGGTAGTTTATTCAAATCACAAAATGGTACTATTTGGACACCTAGTCAGTTTGAAGATCTTAAATTTAAATTACGTAAAGCACAATTTTCAACCACTGCAGGCACTGCATTCTTCTATAATCCTAAATTAGAAACAAATTCTGGTATTATTGAAAGATTGCTTCCAAATGCAATTAGAACATTACCAAGAAAACTAAAAGTTGGTATTACAACTACAACTAACGCAAGTGCAATTGCAAAATTAGGATTAGGAGTTCAGGTAAGTGACTCTACATTAACAACTGCAATTCAGGGATATATTGAACAAGTTGGTGGTCCAATTAACACTTTCAGTGTATCAAATGCAGGTGTCGGATTTAAACCAAGTCAAGCATATACTAATGTTCCATTATATGCAATTAGTGGAAGAGGTACAGGTGCGACTGCAACAGTTAATACAAATAGTTCAGGACAAATATCATCTATTAGTTTAACAAGCAACACAGGGGGTTCTGGATACGTTGAAGGTGACGTTTTAGGAATTACTACTAGTAGTGTTCTTCAAGGTCGTGATGCTACGATTACAGTCACAGATTTGAATGGAGTAAGCACTTTATACTTGAACAATGTTCAGGGTGAATCATTCACAACAGGACAAGCACTTGTAGTATATGAAGGATCAACTGCCACATCATATGGTAGTACAACGATCACATCATCAGCAACATATGATGACATATATGAGGGTGACGTAATTGAAGTTCAACAATTCAATCACGGTATGCATGCTGATACTAACATAGTTTCTCTTGCAAATATTGAACCTGATACTGAACCAGTTCTTCTTACAGATTTCTTAGATGTTGATGATCAAGTTATATCTGTTGCAAACACAACAGCATATGCAACATTTAATGGAATATCTACCTCACAAGGGTTTATTAAGATTAATAATGAAATTATCTTCTACAATAGTGTTCAAACAAATCAATTAGGAATTGGAACAAGAGGTGTTGATGGAACTATCGTTAGAACACACAGTGTAAATGATATTTCTCGTAAGTATGAATTAAATGGTTTTGATCTATCAAGAATCAATAATAATCATAACTTACCAAATAAAGCTGCTCTCAGCAATGCTAGAGATATTGATACTTACTATGTTGAAGTTAATAGAGGTAGTCTATCAAATGGTGATAGTCAAGTTAGTTTCACAAATGAACAAAATGTAGGTGGAAGTAATATTTTTGCTTCTCAAAACTATCAGTTTAATGCAGTTATACCTCAGTTTAGTGTACAAATACCAAGTGATAATACAACACTTTCAGCACAGATTAGAACTGTTTCAGGAACAAGTGCAGGTGGTGGAGAAATTCCATTTATTGATCAAGGATATGAACCTATAACTTTGAATCAACCAAACACTTTAACTACACCTAGATTAATTTGTTCAAGGATTAATGAAAATGTAAGATTAACTGGATTACCTTTAAATCGTTCATTTACTCTAGGAGTAAGAATGGAGACTTCTGATCCTAATCTCTCTCCTGTGTTAGATGCAATGAATAACAATATTGTTTATCAAAGAGCAAGACTCAATAAACCTATTGATGATTATACACAGGACGGAAGATCTAATGCAACAACTGGTGATCCTCACGCTGCGGTTTACATAAGCAATCGAGTGGATCTTAAAAATCCTGCTACATCACTTAAAGTATTAGTTGCTGCATATCGTGATGCGTCAGCTGATTTCAGAGTTCTCTATCAATTATTCAGACAAGACGGAAGTGAGACCGAATTATCCTATGAACTATTTCCTGGTTTTGATAATCTTCGTGATACAGATGGAGATGGTTTTGGTGATCAAGTAATTGATCCTTCTAAAAATAGTGGTAAACCAGATGCTTTTGTTTCACCAAGTGTTGCAAATGAATTCAAAGAATATCAATTTAGTGTTGATGATTTAGATGAGTTTACTGGATTTAGAATTAAAATTGTAAGTAGTGGAACCAATGAAGCACTTGCACCTAGATTTAAAGATTTCAGAACAATCGCATTAGCATGATACCAGTCGAAGGGCACAAAAATTTATACAGAGATGAAAAATCTGGGGCTATCATTAATACTGATAGTCACGGATTTTCTCAGTATAAGAAGTCAAGAGAATTAAAATTAACTCAGAGAGAGGAGTTAGATGGCATGAAAAAGGATATTGAAGAAATAAAAAATTTACTTAGAATGATAGTAGAAAAATAGACGGGTTATATTAAATATAAATATATCTTAGATCCTGATATTGTTTTTAAATGGCAGTTTATGTTAGTAATCTAACTGTTAATACTGGAACTACATTTTCTCAAATTTTTACTTTGGAAAGTGCAGATACAAATTCTGCTACGGATTTGACTGGTTTCACTGCTTCTGCACAAATGCGAAAGCATCCTGGCAGTAGTTCTGCAACTAATTTTACAACTTCTATCATAAATGCAACTGGTGGAAGAATAAGAGTTGGACTTACAACAAGTCAAACTGCTGTTCTCAAACCTGGTAGATTTATGTACGACGTTTTAATTACTGACACACAAGGTGAAGTTACAAGAGTGCTAGAAGGTTCAGTTCTCGTTAGAGAGGGAGTTACCAAATAATGGCAGACATTAAAGTAAGAGTTGGTCAAAAAAATGCTATTAAGGTTACATCCTCATTAGCAGGTGCTTCAGCAGGAACTATTGGTGAACTAAGTGATGTGAACGCCAGTAATCCACAGAATGGAATGGTTTTAGTGTACAACAGTGCCACTCAACAGTGGACTGGAACTTTGGAGTTGACTCCAGGTGCAACACAGAATTTGGACATAAACGGAGGAAGTTTCTGAAATGGCAAGTATTATAAGAGTTAAAAGATCGACTGGAACCACAGCACCGTCGTCCTTACAATTTGGTGAAGTCGGTGTAACTCTGAGTGGGAGTGGTACAGTATCGAATAAAGGTGATAGATTATTTGTTGGAGATAATGCTGGTAATCCACAAGTCGTTGGTGGTAGATATTTTACAGATTTATTAAGTATTGGTCCAGGTTTAGTTGCAGGTCAATCAAACCCATCTGCAGCTGCAAGAGGATTTGTTCCTGTTCTTGATCAAAACCAGAAAGTTGACCAATGGAATGTAGATAATTTAAGATTAGACGCAAACGTACTTTCAACCACAAACACAGATGGAGATTTATTCATATCACCTAATGGTGCAGGTGAAGTAATTATTCCAGATGACACATTTCTTACCTTTGGTGATAGTAAAGATGCAAAGATAGAATATGATGAAGATGGAGATAATAGAATAAACGTAACAGGTGCTGATTGGGTTTATGAGAACGGTGTAGCAATTGTAATGGCAGATGTGACTGATTCACATAATAAAGATACAGGTGCCCTTACAGTTGAAGGTGGAGTAGGTATAGAGAAGAGTGTTAATATTGGTGGAAATTTAAGTGTTACTGGTGTTTCAACATTCACAGGTATTGGAACATTTATTAGTGACCTATTTGTTGGTGGTGATCTTCATATTAAAGATGACTTATTTGTAGATGAAATGACCATCCGTAACTTAAAAGTTACTGGTGTTTCAACCTTCCAAGGTGATATGTTCCAAACAGGAGGAACATTTAATGCTATTGATGCAAGAATTGGTAATGTAAGTATTGCATCAAATGTTATTTCTTCAAGATCTGGTAGTGGAAATCAATTATTCATTGACCCATATCCAGATGGTTTGAGTAATGAGGGTACAGTTATTGTTAAGGGTGACTTACAAGTTGATGGTACAACTACAACAGTTGATTCATTTACTGTAAACTTAAACGATCCAATAATTAACTTAGGTATTACAACTAGCACAAGAACTGTAATGGCAACCGCACTTGCTGGTGTCAGTACAATCAAGGTTGATACAACTGCTGGAATAAACACAGGTGATGGTATAACTGGTACTAACATAGGTTCTGGTACAACAATTGCAACTTATGATTTAACTGAAAAGTTAATTACAATTAATGGATCTGTGCAAGTTGGTGGTATTGCAACAACTACTCAGCTAACAGTTACATCAAATGTTGACACAAACACTGATCGTGGTGTAGCATTTAATTACAATACAAGTGCAGGTGCAGGTAATAACAAAACAGGTTTCTTTGGATACCATGATCTAGTTGGTGATGCAAGTAATGCACCAGAAAGATCTTTTACTTACATACCTGATGCTACAATCGTAAATAATCTGGTAAGTGGTACAAAAGGTTTCCTAGATATTAAAGGAATATATTTCCAGAACGGTGATTACGACACCACTGGAAATGGTATCGTTTACTTCGATACAACAGGTAAGCAAGTTGGTGCTGCTGGCACTGCTGCTGGTATAAGTACTTCAAATTTTGTACTTACAACTAATGCCTCTGGCATACCAAAATGGACAGATACTCTCGATGGCGGGACTTTTTAAACTATGGCACAAACTAATGATGTTGATGTGAATACTTTAATAAAAGTATATAATCAAAAAATTTCTACATTAACCAACCAAAATATTCTTCTTGAAGCAAAATTACAAACGACTGTACAAGATCATTTAGATGCACAAAAAGAATTGATGGCAGAAAAACTTGAATACCAAGAAAAATACGAAAATCTATTAGCAGAGATCGAAGAAGAAGATGGCAAAACCAGCAACTAGACAACAATTAATTGACTACTGTTTTAGGAAGTTGGGTGCTCCTGTCTTGGAGATAAACGTTGATGATGATCAAGTTGATGATTTAGTAGATGATGCGATACAACTTTTTAATGAAAGACACTTTGATGGTGTTGAAAGGATGTATCTTAAATATGAAATTACACAGGGAGATATTGATAGAGGTATAGGAGCAGACGTTCCAGGTGAAAGTGCAATCAATAGTAAAACAGGTGTTGGTATAGTAACCACGACAACAACATCCACAAACATACCTGGTTACGGAACAACAACGACAACTTTTTACGAGAACTCAAATTTTTTACAAATACCTGACTCCGTTGTAGGAGTAAACAAGATATTTAAATTTGATACCAGCTCAATATCTGGTAGCATGTTTAGTATAAAGTATCAGTTATTTTTAAATGATTTGTATTATTTTAACTCAGTTGAACTTCTTCAATATGCAATGACAAAAACTCGTCTTGAAGATATTGACTTTTTACTCACACCAGAAGCACAAGTTAGATTTAATAAAAGACAAGATAGATTATACTTAGACATTGATTGGGGTGCTCAAAAAGCAGGAAACTTCCTAGTTTTAGATTGTCATAGAGCATTAGATCCAGAATCATTTACTCAAGTATATAATGATTATTTTGTTAAGTTATATCTGACTGCTTTAATTAAAAGGCAGTGGGGACAAAATTTAATCAAGTTTAGAGGAGTTAAATTACCTGGTGGTTTAGAACTTAATGGTAGAGAAATATATGATGATGCAGAAAGAGATTTAGAAAGAATTAAAGAGAAGATGATGCTCGAATATGAGTTACCACCTCTTGATTTTATTGGGTAATGATAGATGGCATTAAATCCCTTTTTTCTACAAGGATCTCAGAGTGAACAGAGACTCGTTCAAAGCTTAATAAATGAACAACTCCAAATTTACGGTGTTGAAGTTACATATATTCCAAGAAAATTTGTAAGAAAACAAACGATAATTAAAGAAGTTCAATCATCTGCTTTTGATGATAATTTTTTATTAGAAGCATATGTAAATACCTATGAGGGTTATGGTGGACAGGGGGACATCATGACTAAATTTGGTGTGAGTTTAAGAGATGAACTCATACTGACAATATCAAAAGAAAGATTTGAGGATTTTATATCACCATTTTTAGAATCAGATGAAGATTATGAACTATCTACAAGACCTCGTGAAGGTGATGTTATATTTTTTCCATTAGGGTCGAGATTATTTGAAGTTAAGTTTGTAGAACATGAAGAACCATTCTATCAGTTAGGGAAAAATTACGTATACCAACTTAAAT